GAGATAAAACTTCGCCCTGTGCCTGACGCAACCTATTCTCTAGAGATTGTCTATATCGGCTCAATTGAGGCGCTGTCTGCGACCAACCTCACAAACACAATCCTGAGCCGGTCGCCTGATGCCTACCTTTACGGCGCACTCGCTGAGGCTTATGCTTACCTTCTTGATGAGGCTAGGGCGTCTCAGTATATGGCTCGATTTGATAAGGCTTTGGCGCAGATCAAGGTTGATAATCAACGCGCCCATTACGGAACCGGAAGCCTTCAAATCAGTAGTATTTATCAACGCCAATCGCAAGCTGCGGGGACTTAAATTATGAGTGCAATGAGTGACTACCTTGAGAACGAAATCCTCGACCACATATTGTCGGTGGGGTCTTATACAATGCCATCCGCTGTGTATGTCGGTCTTTCGACTGGATCGTTTAACGACGACAACAGCGGCACTGAGCTGACCGGCAACAACTACAGCCGCGTGGCGGCTACATTTAGCGCGGCAGCGTCTGGCACAACCTCAAACAGCGCGGCGGTTGAGTTTAGCGCAGCCACAGGCTCTTGGGGTTCAGTCTCGCATTTCGGCATCTTCGATGCGGCAAGCTCCGGCAACCTGCTTATCCACGGTGCGTTCACAACTGCCAAGACAATCGCGTCTGGTGACATCCTGAAAATACCGACAGGTGACTTAGACATCACCGCAGCTTAGGAACGGTAATGGCGACAGGCACCCCGCATTTAGACAACTTCACGTCAAGCATTGACGCGCTGCCATATTCTTTGGACAGCGCGTTACTGCTTACTAAGGTCGATTGGGCGAACCCTGACCTAGAGCAGCTAGACAATTGGGGTACGCTTGAGCAGCTAGACGCCTACGGCCTCACGCTCGACCAACTAGACCAATTACAAGTCTTGGCATTTGAAGGCTCCGCGTCTGTTGCCTTGACAGCCACTGGCGCGGTTCAGTTTGCCATTGATATTCAGGGCGCGGCAACGATAGCTGCTACAGCGTCAGCAGCGCCTCAGCACACTCAGGCCGCTGAAGGCTCCGCCAGCATTGCCGCGACATCTACAGGCACGGCAAACCGCGTACAGAATATGGCTGCGTCTGTCACTGGAGCTGGAAGCGTAACCGCAAACGCAATATTCATTGCCTCTTATGGCGGGTCTGCGACTGTCGCGTTCAATGCAACAGCTCAGGCGTTTTTGGTTTACGCATTTGAGGGTGACGCCGCCGCAGCAATCACTTCAACATCTGCGCCGGTCGGCACGTTTGCGATGGCGGGGTCGGCAAATGTTGCGCTGAGTGGTACAATCACAGGCGAAATATTGGGCGAGGCTTGGGCGGATGAGGTAGACACGGCGGCGACTTGGACTGACGCTGTTGACACCTCAGCTATCTGGGCAACCCAGACAAGCGCAACAGCAACTTGGTTAGGGCAATAAATTGATACAGTTTGGCGAATGGCTGCCCGATCAGCCGGATTATAGTAACCCCGGTGTGACTGAGGCTACAAACGTGATACCTGCGGCTAACGGATACCGCAGTATGCCTAGTTTTGTCGAATACTCAAATGCTGCGTCTAACACGATATTGAACATTTTTGCAGCAAAACAAAACGATGGCTCAGTCAGATTATTTGCCGGAGACAGTGGCAAGCTGTATTTGTTTAACGCCGTGACATCTGATTTGGACGACATAAGCAAGGCAGGCGCACCAGCTTATGATTTGGCTAGTGCGGAGCGTTGGAAGTTTGTGCAGTTTGGTGACGATGTTATTGCGTCAGGCGGGATTGGCGAAGAACTACAGAAATTCACACTAGGAACCGACAGCGCATTTTCTGATCTATCAGGCACCCCACCAAAGGGCGATTTTCTAGCTGTTGTGCGCGATTTCGTCTGGGTCGCTAACGTGGACACCGGATCAGGTCGTGTGCCTTACAAGGCTTACTGGTCAGGCTTTAACGACCCGACAAGCTGGACGGCTGGGGTGGATCAGTCTGACTTTCAAGATATACCAGATGCAGGTGCTATCACCGGAATGGTTGGCGGGGAATACTGCACTATTCTGATGGAGAGAGCCATTGTTCGCGCCACTTACACTGGCCCGCCATTAATTTGGCAGTTTGATAAGGTTGAGACTGCTAGGGGTTGTCAGGTTCCCGGCTCTGTCTGCAATGTTGGACACACGGTCTTTTATCTTAGCGATGACGGTTTTTATGTATTTGACGGATCAAAAAGTCAGCCAATCGGCGCAGAAAAAATTAATTCGTTTTTCTTAAATGACTTTAATATTGCGTTTAAAGACAAAATGACTTCAACAGTAGACCCGCAAGAGCAAATTGCTGTTTGGTCTTATGTGTCAAATAGTGCAATTGACGAAACCCCAGATCGTCTTCTGATTTATAATTACGCTTTGAACAGGTGGTCTTTGGCTAATGTCAAAAGTGACCTTGTGGCTCCGTTTTTTACTGCTGGCTATACGCTAGAAAACCTAGACAATATAAACTCTAGCCTTGACGCTTTGCCAGCATCATTGGACAGCCCCCTTTATAAGGGTGGTCAGTATTTATTTGGTGGCGCATTAGGCACAAAAATTAGTGCATTTACCGGAGACCCATTGCCCGCAACAATTGTGACTGGCGAGACCGGATTGGCCACAGGCAATCACAATATAGTCACGCGTATCTACCCTTACCACGAAGGCGGGTCAGTAGAGGTTTCTGTTGGCCTCAGAGGCACACACACAGATTTAGTTTCGTACACTGCGGCAGGCACCACAAACGCGGCAGGCTTTGTGCCTTTCAGAGCGCAAGACAGGTATCACCGAGCAAAGATGTATATTTCGGGCAACTGGACGTTTGCTCAGGGTATGGATATTGACGCCAGAAAAGTTGGCCGACGATGACTGTTGAGCAGCGCAACACTAACTTTCGCACGTTAAACCCTGTCACGGCTACAACACGCGAAGTTGCAGAAGTGTTAAACAGAACCGTTGACGGCGGCCTAAACAGCGTTGGCTACACTACTTTGGCAAGCGGCACAACAACCACAACCGTTAGCGACCCTCGATATGGGGTGCAGAGCGTTGTGTTTTTCACCGGATACAACGAGACGCTAGAACATAGCGATCCATTTGTAAAAAGCACAAGCACAAATGGGTCTATGATAATTGAACACAAGAACCACGGACACGATGTAGATGTTGCCTACCTTATTATCGGCTGAAGACAAGCTGAAGGAAAAGTTTGAGAAAAACCGCAAATATATTGCGGATGCGCTGGAATATTCTGGCGGCACGCACTCAATCGACGATGTTTACCAAGCCTGCGCTGTTGGCGAAGCACAGTTACATCCGCTGGAAAAGTCGTGTATTATAACCGAAGTTGTTGACTACCCCAGCCTAACCGTGTGCCGAATCTGGCTTGCAGGCGGTGACTTAGATGAGCTGGTCGAGGCTGAGAAGTCTATTGCAGTTTGGGCTAAGGCTCAGGGCTGCGACGCGATGGAGATCAATGGCCGCAAGGGCTGGCAAAGACAACTGAAAGATTACACCGCAACGTCGGTGGTTTTGACAAAGGAATTGTAGGATGAGCAAAGGCGGCGGTGGAAGCACCAGAACAGTAACTCAAACGGTAGGCCCACCTTCATACGCCAAACCGTTTTTGAAATACGGTATGTCGGAGGCAAAGAGGCTGTACAAAGACCAGCCTAGCTATTACCCCGGCGCGACAACGGTTGGCTTTGCCCCTGAAACTGAAATGGCCTTGTCAGGCACCCGCCAAAGGGCGCTTGACGGTTCGCCGCTTATTGGCGCAACGCAGGACGTTGTAATGCAAAACTTGATGGGTACTAACCCATTGCAGTCCGCTGCGTTCAGACCGGCGATTGAGGCTGTTCAGGCTCAGGCGGCTAAATCAGGACGTTACGGCTCTGGATACCAGCAGGGCGCGTTGGGCGCGGCGCTTGCACCTATGGCATATCAGGCGCAGCAGGACGCAATTGCTCAGGCTCCGGCAGCATACGAGTTTGGGTTTGCTGATCTTGCGAAACTTGCCGGTGTGGGCGAGACCCGCGAAGCTCAGTCACAGGCAGAACTGCAAGCTGATATTGATCGCTTTAATTTTGAGCAAGGCCAGCCGCTATCTTCTCTTGCTAATTATATGGCTGCGATACAGGGTGGCACAATTGGCGAAGAAAAGGTCACGCCTTATTTCCGTAATCCGACAGGCGACTTCCTCAGCGGTCTAAGCGGTTTGGCCGGTGTCGGTAAATCCTTTGGCCTTTTTTAATTTAGGGGATAGGAATGAGTGAAGCGACAAGAAGATTTCTGGAAATCCTGAGAGGTCAGCAGCAGGCGGCGGCTATGCCGCAGGCAAGCATTATGCGCCAATATCAGACGCCTCAGGGGATTGTTCCGCCAATGGCGTTGCGTCGGCCTACTCCGCCTAGTGCTATGCCAACCGTGCCTAAATTGTCACCAATGATGCAAGAAATCGCCAAGCGTGCGGCTGCGAGAAGGTCGATGACCAGTGGCGCTGGAGCTGGTATGCCAACAGGCGCAATGCCTCAGCCTAGTGCGCCTACAATGCCTCAGGGCGGCGGCGCGCCAGCGGCGACTACATTCGGCCAACGGTTCGCGCAGCCCCAGACACAAGCGCTCCTTGGCGCGGCTATAGCCGGTGCTGAGGCTTCAGGCTACCAAGACGGTCCGGTGTCGCTCGGTCAGGTTCTGGGGCGTATGGGCGCTGGCGCAATGAGTGGCTATCAAGCCGCTGAGGATCGCCAAGCAAAGTTGGCGTCAGCCTTAGCAGCAGCGCAGAGACAGAAGCGCCTTGATGAAGAAAAGGCTGCATATGACGCTGAGATGCTGCGGTTGAAGGGGCTTGAGGTTGAGGGCGCTTCTGGGAAAGCTGCAAAAGCTGCTTCTGAAAAAATGACCGATAGAGAGATAGAGTTTGCTAAACAGTTTCGCACTGAATCAAAGCCATTTAAAGAAGCAATGCTTTCATTTGAAAAAATTTCAGCAAACGCGTTGTCAAAAAGGCCAAGCGGCGCAACCGATATTGCTATGATTTTTAACTTTATGAAGTCACTTGACCCAGAAAGTGTGGTTCGGGGGCAGGAGTATGAGGCCGCAGCGGGAGCTGGTTCGCTGATTAAGTCTCTTGGGGTTAGATACAATAGGCTTTTGCGAGGCGAGGACGAAAAGCTCCCAGATCAAGTAAGAAAAGACTTTTACCAAACAGCTTTAGAGACGTTCCAGCCTTTTGTAGAGAGCCAGATTAGAGCTGAGGAGACAATTTCAGGCCAAGCCAAAGCTTTTGGGTTAAATGATAAAAATATTATACCAAAATCTTTAGCGCCTAAAGTGGGTTCGGAAAGGTTCCCTCATGTTGTGTACTCAGAGCAAGAAATATTAAACCTGCCCGCTGGAGAATATTTTGTGCTAAACGGAAATTTGGGGGTTACTGAGTAATGGCTCAAGGATACAGAATGATAGGCACTGGAGACGCAGCGCCTGAAGCCCCCGACGCTGAACGCTTCACGCCAGAATACTTTGCTGGCCTTGGCCGGTCAGCGTTGCAGGGTATTTCGTTTGGCACCGCTGATGAGGCTGAGGCTTTTGTCCGTAGTTTAATTGGCGAGGAAACCTACAAGCAGGAGCGTGACAAAATCCGCGCTGGCCTAGATAAGTTTCGATCTAACTTCCCTGTTGAGGCTTACGGCACAGAGATAGCTGCCAGTGTGCCATCTGGTGTTGGGCTGGCGGCCTTGCTTACTCGCCTTGGAATAAAAGGCGCGATGAAGCAAGCCGGTGCAGGTGGGGCGCTTTACGGTGCGGGTGCAGCAGAAGAAGTGTCTGACGTGCCGGTTAGCGCGGCTACCGGCGGTATGCTTGGAGCTGGCTTGGCTAAGGTGGCACCAGTGGTTAGCGAGAGGGCTAAAGACTTAATGTCTAAGGGCATCCCCCTAACTATTGGGCAATCAATAGGAGGCGGCGCAAAAAGATTTGAGGAGGCCATTTCCAGCGTGCCTTTGGTTGGCGACACAATAAGAACGGCTCAAACCAGCGCTGTCGAAAAATTTGGGCCAGCCTCAATAAACGAAGCGCTAAAGCCTATGGGTGTGCAAATCCCAATGAGCCTGAAGGGCAGCGAGGCGTTTTCTGCCGCCATAGATCAGATAGGCAACGCCTACCAAAAAGCGCTTGGATTTTCTGGCGTGCCGTATTCCCAGACTGTGGACGGACTGGTTAAAAAATTTGGAGCCGGATTGCAGCCGACAGAGCTAAAAGAGTTAAAAAATATCTTGAACCGCGAGCTAAAGCCAAGGGTAAAGGATGGCAAGTTAACAGGGCAAGACTTTAAGGCAGCTCAGTCAGCTATCAGAAAAGAGGGGTATGACTTTATAACTTCTCAAGACAAGTATCAAAAGAATCTTGGCGAAGCTCTTAACGAAGTCGTGTCTGATATTACTGACGCTTTAGCTAAGGAAGCTCCTGACGCCGCCTCTCAGCTAAAAAGTATTGACGCTGCATATAGCAGAATTGTGCCAATTAAAACAGCGACAATAGCTGCTGAGGCGACTGAGGGTGTGTTTAGCCCAGCTCAATTGCAGCGAGCAATCACGCGCGAGGGTCGCAGAGAAGGCACAAAACTTGCTCGCGGCGAGGCTGCTATGCAGCAGTTCGGCAGAGCTGGTAGAGATGTTCTGGGGCCAAAGTTGCCAGACAGTGGAACAGCCACAAGGGGCATTGCAAGTACAGCGCTGTTGTCAGGACTTACCGGAGGGCAATTCGGGTTTCCTGTCACAAGCGCTATAGGCGGCGCTTTAGGAGCTTCTCTTTACACACCTCTCGGCCAAGCGGCCTTACGCAAGGGATTGCCACCTGTTGGAAAAGCTATGCGCTCACCAGCAGCGGGTGGCCTACTATCTCAGCAGGTGCCTTCACCCATCAGCTCCGCCCAAGCTGGCTCAATCGAAGATATGGCGGCTGGCGGCAACATCATAGGCTATGAGACTGTGATAGACCGGCTGGGAGATCGTGTAACCTACGCCAAGACAGATGACGGACGATATATACGCGTGCGCTGATTATATGTTATAAATATGCATACGCCTCTAGGAGAACATAATGGCAAAGAACAGCATCCGCGATTATTCGGCAACGAATAGCGATAACACGGACATACAGTCCATCGACATTGGCGAGGGCTGCTCTCCGGCTGGCATTAACAACGCCATCCGCGAGGTTATGGCTGACACTGCTGACTTTGTTAGCGGCACCGTTGGCATAGATGTTTTGAGCCTGACTGATGACGCGAACACATACGCGATGAAGTTTCAAGCACCGACAACCTTGACTGCGACAGCAACATTCACATTGCCAGACGGTGATGGTACTGATGGTCAAGCCATACTGACTGACGGCGCAGGAACATTAAGCTGGGGTGCGGTTGGCGACAGTCTTACCGGCATCCAAACATTCACATCATCTGGCACATACACCCCAACCGCAGGCACGACAAAGGTTCTTGTTTACGTTATCGGCGGTGGCGGTGCGGGTGGCGGCGTTGATGGTCAGGGCGGCGGTACAGCAGGTGCTGGTGGCGGTGGCGGTGGCGGTGGATGCGCCATTTCATTTGTGACATCTTTGGGTGCAACTGAAACGGTCACTGTAGGTGCTGGTGGAACTGGCGTTTCTGGCGCAAATACTGGTGGTTCTGGCGGGGCATCTTCTTTTGGGTCACACGCCGCAGCAAATGGTGCTGGCGGTGGACAAGGAAAAACTGCCAATGCGCCGTCTAACGTAGGCTATACCTCTGGCGGTGCTGGTGCGGCTGGAACGATAGGAGACATTCAGTTTACTGGCACCTGTGGCGGCAATGGGGGGGCAGGTGGAACAAGTACAAGCGAGTCTATATCTGGCACTGGGGGAAGTAGTTTTTTCGGCGGTGGAGAAAGAGGTCGGTCAGGCGATCAATCTGGTCTTAATGGTAGAAACTACGGCGGCGGGGGTTCTGGTGCGGTTGTGACCGGCATAAACAGTAACTACGCTGGCGGTGACGGTGCTGATGGCATTGTTATAGTTTACGAATACTCATAGGTGATTTAATGGCTAGATACGCACAAGTGGAAAATGGGATTGTCGTCAATATATCAGTGGCAGACGCTGATGTTGCTGCGGAACGTGGCTTGATTTTAGCCACTGCCGACACAGAAATTGGCGGCACATACGATGGGTCAGCTTTTGCTAGAAAAGTCGTAACTGATGACCGCACTGACGCACAAAAAGAAGACGATGCTAGGTCAGAGCGTGACGGTTGGTTGAAGTATTGTGATTGGACGGTTATGCCCGACAGCCCTTTGTCTGATAGCGACAAGACAGCTTGGCAAACCTATCGCCAAGCCTTGCGTGACGTACCAGCACAGGCTGGGTTCCCTGACAATATAACTTGGCCTACGAAGCCATAGTAAAATGTATTAACTGGAGAGCGCATAATGAGCAAGGATAAACTAAGCGATTACGACAGCACCACGGCGTCAAATAATACGGATGTCGGTGGCATTTCTGTTGCTGAGGGTATGCTGCCTAGTTCGGTTAATAACTCTATTAGAGAGCTTGCCAAACAGCTTGGCGCGTTTGCTGACGGCACTGATGGCATTGACGTTCTGAGCCTCGCTGATGATGACGCAAGCCACGCAATCAAGCTGCAAGCCCCAAGCGCGGTGACAGCCGACACCACGTTCACATTGCCGGACGGTGATGGAACCGCAGACCAAGTGTTAAAAACGGATGGGTCAGGCCAGCTAGGGTGGGCGGATAGACACGCGAACCCTTCGCTCATTGTCAACGGTGCAATGCAGGTGGCACAGCGGGGAACGAGTGAGACTGGCGTGACTACTTCGGGTTACAAAACTGTAGATAGGTTTCGTGCCTCTGAAAATAGTCTTGGAACTGCCGTGTTTACTCACGCACAAGCCACAGATGCGCCTGATGGATTTGCAAATAGTCTAAAATTAACTACCACTACAGCGGAAGGGGCAGTAGCGGCTGCTGACCGTTTTAGCATAACCTATGCCATAGAGGGTCAAGATTTACAACGTTTACAGTACGGTACTTCTTCTGCGAAAAAAGTAACTCTTTCTTTTTATGTTAAGAGTTCGCTAACAGGAACATATAGTGTTGCTTTTTATGCAACAAACGCTTCAAACAGGCTTATAACCTCTACCTATACCATAAATTCTACTGACACTTGGGAACTAAAAACAATCACTTTTGACGGTGATACTTTTGTTGCGTTTACAAACGATAATACAGCAGGGTTAACTATATTTTTTAATTTGGGTGCGGGTTCAGACAGCACAAGCACTGATAGCACTTCTTGGATAGACTATGCTTCCACTGGGATTGCCTATGGGCAAACAGCACAATTTCAAAACACACTTAATGCAACGTGGCAAATCACAGGCGTAAAGCTTGAGGTCGGCGAACAGGCCACGCCGTTTGAACACCGCAGCTATGGCGATGAGTTGTTGAGGTGTCAGCGTTATTACTGGCAATTTAATCAAAGCAACAGTTTTATCTACGCTTCAGCAACATATGCTACTAACAACCACCGTTTGACTGTTCAGCATCCAGTGACAATGAGAACAGAGCCAAGTGTTGTTGCTGTTTGGGGTACTGGCACAGGGCAAATACAGTCATATAATGTGTTTGCAATTTCGTTTTACAACACCAGTGGTTTTAGAATGGGTACTAGCACAGGCTCTTTTAAAGTAGATGCGGAGTTATAATAATGAACATAGAAAATGCACAATATCAAAATGATGACGAAGGCAATCAGTGCGGTATCAAAGCCACCATTGATGACATTGAAATGTCCGTACCCCTTGACCCAGCCAACCGCCACTACGCAGAAATCCTGCGGCAAGTAGCTGACGGAACCTTGACCATTGCGGATGCTGACTGATGAACGAGGAAAACAAAGTCATCATTGACGTTGTAGCTGGCACAGGCACTGCTGCCGCTTATATGGCGATGGTTCCTGATATTGTGGCTTTGTTTACTGGTGTGTGGATACTGATTCGTATCTACGAAACCGACACGGTGAGGCGTATCATTAAGCGTATTCAGGGTTGTGACAAAAAATGAACCCGCTTCTACTGTTCGTTGTGGTGGTTATCCTGCCCAATGGACAGCCGAAAGTTGATGCTGGCGTTGTGGCCCAATGCCCAGACACAGAAAAAACCACTCAGATTTACGAGCAGGCAGTCCTTAAAGGTGATATACTCGACTGGCGTGCGCGGTGCTATAATACCGGCCTAATGCGCCCCACTTTCACATAAGGAACACTGTCATAGACCCGATCACGATAGGCGCAGCAATCAGCGGAGCGACGGCAGCTTTCAATACGATTAAGCAAATGGTAAACGCTGGCCGCGATCTGGAGAGCTGCATTGGTGACGTGTCGCGCTGGATGAAGGCGGCCAGCGACATCGACCAAGCCGAGAAGCAGGCGAAGAACCCGCCGCTATTTAAAAAGCTGCAAGGCGCCGACGCAGTCCAAAGCGAGGCGTTGCAAGTTTACGCCGCCAAGAAAAAGCTGGAAGCGCAACGCGCCGAGCTGAAGCAGTATCTGCAAATGACTTTCGGGCCGCAGGCTTGGGCTGACCTGATCCACCTTGAGGGGCGAATCCGCAAAGAACGCCAAGAGGCTATTTATAAGCAGCAGGAGATGCGGCAGAAAATAATAGAGGCTATTGCGATTGGCGTGTTAGGCATTGTATCCTTCGGGATATTATTTTGGGTTTTATGGCTGGCGTCTAAAAATTGAGTGCTACGACAACCGGATTGATTGGTGAATTTTTGGCAGCAGCGGCAGTGTTATCACAAGACGGCTGGGCTTACGCTCCGGCACAACAGGACAAAATTGATGGCGTCGTTATTTCAAAGACTGATAACCAAGTGTATCTCTGCCAAATTAAGACTGCGAGCCTGCGCTCGGATAAAGGCAGTAGAACTCCGGGTTACCATTTTCAACTTACGTCTGGCAGCCACAAGGCGCTGCCGAATAATACAAAGGAGCATTGTGATTATGACATCTTGGTGCTTTGTGCAGCTCAACAGCGTTCATGCCTTTTTTACCACATCTCGCAAATCAGGCAGTTCACAAAACGGCTCCCGGTCAGTGCGTTTACTCCAGAGGCTGAATCAGAAAGTTTTGTCAGGGCTGTCGAGATTGCGCGGGAGATGAGGCGATGAATAAAGACGCATTGAGAGAAGAATTGGCCGAAGATGAGGGCTGCAAGTATTCCATTTATTTAGATCACCTCCAACTCCCAACCTTCGGGATTGGCCATTTAATTAAAGAGCATGACCCAGAATACGGCTTGCCGGTCGGCACAGAGGTGTCAGAAGACCGTGTGCGTAAGGCGTTTAATCTGGACATTGCCGTCACAATTGAGGACTGCCGCCGATTGTGTGACAACGTCGGCGTTGACTTCAACGAGCTTGACCTCAAGTACCCTGACGGCGCATTGGCTTTGTGCAATATGACGTTTAATCTTGGATATCCGCGCTTCAACAAGTTCAAGAAGATGTGGGCTGGCGTGGCTGAGGCTATGGAAGACCCGAAGGCGTGGCTGACCGTGGCCGCCGAAGCTGAAGATTCACGCTGGTTTGATCAGGTGCCAAACCGTGCCAAGAGATTGACCGCAAGGTTTAGGGCGTTAGCTGATGGCTGAAGAAAACAAAAAACCAATCCAAGCCAAGGTTGGCGAAAATAGTTTTGAGCTTGTGCTGAGAATTTTAGGCAACGAATTTGTGGCTATCAAAATAGGCTCGACAAATTTTAGCGGCAAACTTATTGCCGGTGGTGTGCTGCTTTTGTTTTTTACATTTATGTTGATGGAAGTTTTTGGTCTATCCAGAATGTTAGGAGTTGAGTGATGTTAGCTGTATTAGGAAAAATACTAGGCTCAGGTGACGTTATCAGTCAGGGCATGAAACTGATTGACGATATGCACACCTCTGATGAGGAAGCCATTGCGGCAAAGAGCAAAGCCAAGATTGATCTGATGTCGGCGTATGCCCCATTTAAAATTGCCCAACGCTACCTTGCTTTAATGTTTGGGGCTACGTTTCTGGGCAGTTACATGCTGGTGCTTGGCATGACCATAACCGGACGTGGCGACCCAGACGCAGTAACCAAGGTGATGGATCAGTTCACGATAAATTATGCAATGCTGATTATTCTGGGGTTTTACTTTGGCGGCGGTGTCGTTGAGAGCATCCAGCAGCGACCCAAAAAATAAGGGGATTTGGGGTGGTCTACTAAGACCGTAGGATTGACCCCCATCATGCGTACATTAGAGGGTTCGCGCAGGTGGGTTCACCACCCCAAAACTCTTTTTACCTATAAAGGTACTGATAGTCAAACCTATCGGCGGTCTGCATATCCTCAAAAACTACATTGTAGCTTTCATCGTCAATGCGCTCGACCCGCCTGACCATAGCCGTGACTGTCCTGCCCTTGGGGTTAGTCACGCTGACTAGGTCGTCGGGTTTTAGGTGTTCTGTCTGCATGTCATCTCCTATAAAAGTTTAAACGCTCTGGCTCGACCGGCCACCTTTTCAGCCGCGCCGCGCTCAACTAGCCCCGACATCAGCCGGTGTATCTGGCTGAAGCTCTTGCCGGTCTTCTGCGACAGCTCATTGATCGTCGGCGTGTAGCCATAACGGCGGGTCATGCGGTCAATCAGA